CGTTGCTCGCCGTCGTACCGCAGGTCGCGATCAGGCTGCCCGTGGCCTGCGTCATCGTGCCTGTTCCGGCCGTGACAGGCGCCACCCACCGGTTGGTCGTGTCGATGGTCGTGCCGTTGAAGTTGTCCGACAGCAGCACGCTGGGCAGCGGCGTGATGGACTGCTGATAGCCGCCGATGGCAGAGACGACGGACGCAACGGGCGCCAGGGTCTGCGCGGTCCAGCCGGAAGCGCCGAGACTCGCCAGCGCTGCGGAAACGGTATTTGCGTCTGCCATGTCAGTTCTCCATGCTCAGCTTGAAGCGGATGTCCTTGAACGCCTGCTGTGTGACGCCGATGACGCGCCACTGCTCGCCCGCGGCCACGGTGATGGCCGTTGCCGTCTGGTCGGAGTTGTAGGTGGTCTGATCGACCCACGTGCTGCCGTTGGTCGTGGACTTCTGCGTCTTGATCGTGTTGCTGGCATCCAGCCCCACGGTCGTCAGCTTCATCGTGGGCGCGGTGAACGCGGGGTTCGAGTTGGGCACATCGATCGCGTCGGAGGCGTTGCCGCTGACGGGGTTCGAGCCGGTGGCGAACGTGCCTTGAACGATGACTTGGGACATGGTTTCTCCTACGCCGCATTGGCGGCACGTTGCTGGGCGCCCTTGAAGGCGGCGTCGGCGGCCATGCCTTGCAGTTGCTGGGCCTGGGCTTGCTGTTGCTGCGCTGCCTGCTGCTGGGCCCTGGCCTTGCGCAACGCCATCACGGCCTGCATGTCGCGCATGCATTTCTGCGGGACGCCCTGGGCTTCGCTGAGCGTGCGCGACATCTCGTCGAGGTCGTAGTTATCGAGCACCTCGGGCTGGAACGGTTGCACCTGCAGGATGAAGGCCAGTGCGTTCTGGATGGCGGTGACGTCCTCGAGGTTCTGCGCGCGCGCCAGCGGGTTGGTGTAGCGAACGGTGAAGTTCGCGCCCGCGATCGATTGCGGAGGCGGCGGGAAGGCGCCCGCTCGATAACCGAGCCAGAAGCACCTTTCGACGAGCATGCGAAGGTACTCGGACTGCATGCGACCGAACGTGGGGCCCAGCTGCTGGCGGATCAGCGCGATGCGCGCGTGGATCTCCGTGGCAGTCATCGCCGGGCCGTCCTGCGGCTGCAACTGGTCGGCCATCAGGAGCTTGCGGATCGCCGCCTGCAACTGCGCGATGCGCTCGTCAGCGAGTTGCCAGTTTCCCCCCGACACCAGCGGCTTCATCGACTCGGTATCGTTGGCCACGATGATCTTGCGCGCGCCCACCTTGACCGTGCGCGGATTGAGAACGCCATCGTCCTTGGCGATCCACATACCAGCGATGGCCAGGTCGGCATTGGCCAGATCCATGCGCTTGAGTTGGTTGAGCATGCGTGCGTCGGGCAGCGCGTCGAACATCGGGCCCACCGCGTACGGACTGCCCGGGATGCGGTTCATGCGCGGGATCGCGCAGGGGAACTCGTGAAAGCCACCTTCGACCAGCAGGTGCTGATTGGCGATCTCGGCCTTGCACGAGGCGAACGCCATCGACTTGGCCAGCTTGCCGTTTGAGCCCACGCGCGGGTAGATCGCGTGCACCAGGTCGATCATCTCGTCGGGCGTGTCGACGGCCTTTTTCTTGACCATGGCCGAGACGGCATCGCCGAACTCGGCAACGCATTGCTCGGCGGTTCGCTGGTAGACGTGGTAGACCGTGTCGACCGTGCCATCGCTGCGCGAGGATGAGAAGTAGCACTCGGCCAGGGGCCACGACTCGAAGCTCAAGCCCACGCTGCGGCCGTTCTCGTCCTTGGCGTCGTCGATGAACATGACGAACCAGCCGGCCGCCACCATGTCGAGCATGCAGTCGAGTGACTCGCTGTCGAAATTGGCGTTGTGGATTTCCACGTGCAGCTGGTCGGCGACCGAGTCCAGCCAAGCCTTGCCGGCGTCGTCTGCAGTCTGGACGTCCAGAGCGAACCAACGCGCGTTGGCCGGAGTCAGGCCGCCCTGCATCGATGCAGCCAGGATGCGGCCAGCGTCGGTGGCGGTGGAGTCGACTAGGCGCGCACGGCGGTCAATGGCGTTCTGCGCGCTGAGCTGGTCCTGCTGCAGCCCCGAACCGCGAAGGATGAAGCTGTGGTCGAAGCAGTCGCGCCACACGTACTCGTGCGGCAGGCGCAGCGCCTTCATGGCATTCATGCGGCGCACGATCTGGGCGGCGCTGGCGGCCACTGGCGTCAGGTTGGAAGGGGCTTTGGACGCGTACATGGCTCAGCGCTGCATTGCCATGCGGGGCACGCGCGAACTGCCGCCGCTGTAGGTTGCGCCGCCACCCAGCGCGCTCGTGGTAGCTCCGGACGTTGTGTACGAAGCGGCCGCGGTCTGCGCTGGGCTAGCGCCGGCCGACAGCGCAGTGGGCAGCGCCAGCAGCGGAGAAGCGTTGCCGGGTTGGCCCAGGCTGTCGTCGGTGAACCCGCCGAGCGCCAGCGCGTTGGCCTGGTAGGCGCGCTTCTGCGAGACGCGCAACTGGTTGGCAGCGACCGCGGCGTCCGTCTGCGACTTGGCGGTGGCTGCAGCGTCCTTGGCCTGCTGCGAGAGCACAGCGCCCTTCGGATCCTTGTTGATCAAGCCGCCGACGATCGAATCGCCCAACTGCTTCTTGAAGTTGAAGGGGCTGGTGAACGAGTCCTTCGTCGTGTTGACGACGACCTTGATGAAGCTCATTGCGGCAACTCCAGCAAGCGCGAGTTGAGCAGGTGCGACTCGTCGGTCATCTCGTCCTCGATGTCGCGCTGGTCGATCAGCGTCGTGTGGTGGCAGGTGATCCACCAGGTGTCCGCATGCGCGTATCCCACGCGCTTGGTGCCTCGGGTGGCCGGCAGCATGGCGAACCCGGTGATGCGCTTGGGGCCTTCGTCGGTCGTGACCTCGATGTCGCCCAGCACGATGCACAGGTTGTCCAGGTTCGTCTGGCAGCCGGTGAGCGCGGTTCCAGCCGGCAGAAACACCGCGCGCGCCGCGACACCGCCATGGGCCAGCGTGTGCGTGGGCAAAACCGGCTGCGGATACGCCAGCATCACGGCTTCGAGCGCGCGCACCTGCTCGGTGGTGGGCATGCCGCCGGGGAGAACGACGACGCCCTGCTCCATGGCGCTCAGCCCGGGATGTAGTAGCCGTCCGAGCACAGCACGCTGCGCGTGCAGCCGGCGGCCTTGGCTTCGGCAGCGGTCATCTTCGACCAGTCCTCGCCGATCAGGCGCGGGGCGGCGGCCAGAGCCGGCGCGCTGGGCACGGTCTTGAGCGCGTCGAGCTGGTTCTGGAGCTCAGCGTTGACGGCTTCGAGCTGCGTGACCTGCAGCTTGAGCGCTTCGATCTCGGCCGACTGGTCGCTGGCGGCGGATCCCGAGTCGGCGCCCGGGGTGTGGATGGTCAGATCCGTGGTCTGGTCGTCGTCCGCCATGGTGTCTCCGGTGCGTCAGGTGGGGTGAAAGCAGGCCGCATCGTCCTGCTGGCGCCCTGGCGCATTCCAGCCACGCTAGGCGGTGAGCTTGGCTGCCGACAGGCTGACGACGCGGATCGGCAGGAACTCACGCCGCTTGCCCGTCAGCCGGATCCACACATCGATGAGGTGCTCGCCGTCGAAGTGGCGCGGCTCGGCGTCTTCCTCGATCCAGCGCCGGACCGTTCCACGGGACATCTCGAGGTAGGCGGCCAGGCGCACTTGACCGACAGGCACGATGACCATCTCGCCGGGCGGGATGTCACCGAGCAGGTACTGGATGTCGCCGAGCAGGCGAGGCCAGTCGATGTGGGCGCGGTGGTCTTTCACGGGCGGCCTTTCTCCGGGCAGTGGATGGGCTTGAGCGTGGCGTTCATGCGAGCCACAGCAGCCACCACCGGCGCTTCTGAACCCAACCGAAGAAGGTGTCGCCGCATGAATCGCCCTTGCTCAGGGTCTCGCTGATGTAGCGATGCGTGCGCATGCAAATGCCGTAGTTCTCTCTCGGGCTCACTGCATGAGCGCACGTCGTGCAGTTGTCCGTTGGACTTTGCTTGTGAATCCAGATCGTCATGCGGCCTCCGAAATCGCGTGCGCGCGCGCGAAGTGGGTGGGGAGCGTGGACGCGGTCATTTGCGACCACCTATCACGGTGTTTGTGGCAGGATCCCAGACCATTCGGTCAGCGGTGGGAACTTGTGCTGCATCAAGGATGCGCCCCGCCTCGATCAACATCGAAAGGGCCGCATCAATCGAGCGCTCGCGCTGCGTCGGCGCAGAGCCTTCGTCCGCGATGTCAAACGCCAGCTGAGCCCCAACCACAGGCGGCCCGAAGTCGATGCGCACGCCCCACTCTCCGCGCGCCTCGGCATAGCGATAGCGCACCTGATTGCGATGGCGGTCGTCCACGCCCAGCCACTTCGCGATCTCGTCGCGCACGCCCTTGAGCGCGCCCACGAGGTTGTCGTCGTCGACGCCTGCGGAAGGCGCCACGCGGGTCAGGACGACCGTGCACGGAACCAGCGGCTTGGGCTGGTCGCGCAGGATCCAGGCGACGGCCTCGCGTTCCTTGCGCACGCGCTTGGAACGGACGGCGAAGTGCTCGCGGGCGTTCAGGCCGGGGACGGTGCGGAGCGGGACGGTGATCATCGCGTCCCTTCCTTGCGCCACTCGTACACGGAGACGCGTCGAATCTTGCCTTCGATCCGGAGGGAGTTCATCGAGTTCTCGATGGTTCGGGTTGTGCACCCGAATTGCTCGGCGAGTTCCTCTCTGCTCGGCCGAGCGGAAGGATTGGCGAGGTAGAACTCGCGCAGGCGCTGGACGGTGGACGTGGGCCTCATGCAGCCTCCCATGTGGCCCAGCGCTGGGTGGCATTGACCCGCACCAGCTCGTTGGCCTCGAGGTGGGCCAGGCTCTCGTAGACGCGCTCGGGCGAAACGCTGTGGCCCCGGGTGCGCAGTTGCCAGCGCAGCGTCTCGACCTCCAGGTCGCGCTCGCGCAGTTCGGCGAGGATGTCTTCCTCGAAGGCGGTGGTCATGCGGTGTCTCCGTCGCGCTCGGCGCGTTCGTTGAAGGGTGGCAGCACGTCGCGCAGCGGCATGGCCAGGGCGAGGCCACCCTGGCGCTTGATCGGCTGGTGGCCGGCCAGGCCCGGGTCGTGCTCGCCGCAGTAGCGGCGACCGAAATTCGATGTCCAGCGCCGGCAGCAGCCGGGCATGGAGCACAGGAGGTCGGACGCGTTGGCGGGTCGGGTCATGAGGCGTCTCCGGTTGCGCCGCGGCTGCGCAGAGCGAGCACTGCGGCGGGCGGCTTGGCGATCGCGCGCTGCTCCTCGGCGCGCAGACGGGCCGCGGTGGCGGCGACGTCGGGGTTGGTGGTGTTGGCCGCGGCGGGCTTTGCGGCGATCACGGTGGCTGCCGCGCGCTGACGCTGGTCGCTGACAGCCGCGGCGATGTAGGCGATGGCGTTGCGCTTGCCGGTCGCATGAGGCAGTAGCGGCTCGATCTCGTCCCACGTGATGCCGGCTGCGACCATCGCATCGAGCTGCGGCGTGCTGCCGGGCATGATCCCCACGGCCTTGAATCGGGTCACGAGGTCGAATCGAGCGGCGACGGCGACCGAAGGCGGCGTCGCACCGGATGAGGGAATCAGAGTTCCGGATTCAGATACCCAGTTACCGGATTCAGCACGGTTCGACCCCCTTGCCAAGTCGTCTGATGGGGTATCACGCCCCAGTCCAGCCTCGGGCTCTTCAGGGTTGGCAACCTGGTTGAGCCCTGGGCTTAGCGGGGATGGCAACTCGCTTTCAGGCTCGCGATGGTGTGGATTCTGGTGGTCGGAGAACTTCAGGATCTGGATCAGCCTCAGGCCGTCAACCTCATACCGGAGGATGAATCGGTACCGCGCCAGCTCGCCCAGCAGCGACTCGACGTCGACCGAATCGAAGGCGAACAGCTCGCCCTTGATGCGCTTCGGTCGATCTTCCAGGCGCCCCTCGCGATCGGCGAGCGTCCACAGGCCGGCGAAGCACAGGCGGCCCTCGAAGGAGCATTCGGCCAGGTCTTCGTTCTTGAAGAACCCCGGCTTAAGGTTGCGAGCGCGTGCAATCGTCAGTCGTTCCAGGAGAGCAGCCAATCGGAGAAATCCGACCAGTTGCGGGTGAGCTTTGCCTCGCGCTCGATGGTTTCGACGCTGATGCCTCCGTCGAGCACCTCACGCATCATTTCGATGGCGCGCGGCGAGACATAGTGCAGGCGCTTGCGCAGGATTCCCTGCACGTAGTACAGGCGGCGCTCGGCTTCGGGCATCGCCTGGAGGGCCAAGATCCCGCCCAGTTTCGACCAGCCCAGCGCCTGAGATTGCTCGGTGGCCTTGCCCTCGCCGTCGAGCTTCACGTA